CCATACGAGCTGCGTCGTTAGCATTGACCGACTGGTTCAATCGTTCAATATCTTGTTTTAGTTTTTGATTAGCTTGCTGTTGAGCAGGCAAGAAGTCAGCAGTTGGGTCTGCACCAGCACTACGATTGCCAGCTAATCCTTGATAAGATGATGTCATCTAGGTCCTCCGATGCGTTTGGAATCAGGTGCAAAATTGTTGTATGTAGAAGCGCCTTGTACAGCAGCACCAGCAAGCCCACCAATAAGACCCAGTGGTGAAGGACCTTTAACGAATTCAATATCTTGACTAGGTGCAGGACCTGAACGATATGGATTAGCTACAGACTCATACAAGCTTTGATTTTGTTTGTTAGCTCTACGTCGTGCTTCATTAAGTCGAATCGTAGAAGCAATACGACCACGTGCAAGATTAGCGACGTTAGATCCACGCTGTCTGCCAATAGCTAGCTTAAGGTTTCGACCACGTGTGCGTGCACGACCACCTTCATCTACTTCACTACCAGCCATTAACTTGACTGCTAGCTCTTGATCTTGCATCAAGTATTGGTTAATTTCATCATCTTCTCTGAGCTGTTCTTCAGAAGCAGCACGAGTAAACTCCAGACCTACCTCATCTTGTTTGCGCTCAACATCTAGTTTTCCAGTATTATATTCAGCTACGCCTTGGAGTGATTCAAGTTCGTACTGAGCATTTCTTTGATTGGCTCGATTAGCAATAGAGCGGTTTTGAGCAGCGGCTTGGGCTGAGGCATCTTGGTGTGCACCAATAGCTCCTGCAGCACTAGATGCAGCACCCAAAACCCCTAACGTTGCACTAACGGGTTCGCACACGGCAAAATTCTATAAAGGTTAAATTGTTAGGTCCATAAGGAAACTCCCGAAGGAATTTAAAACCTAGAAATTTGAGAAGCTTTAGGTGGGTAGTGTTTCGCTTATCAACTATGTTCCAAAGAAGCTTTTCAGATCGACCTTCTACATAGCGTTTCGCTTCTCTGGCGAATGTGATTGGGTATTTGTGTATAGCAGGAGTACAGAGCATCCATATGGCACCCTGTGGATTTACTCCTGCACATCCAGCAAGCTCACCGTTCGGTACTGTGAAGTAGACAGAGTCGCCATACTTAGCACCTACCGGCAGGCTGCGTTTAGGGTCATGTCCATGACCTTCCACAACCTCTTTGTAGTCTTCTGGAAGTAAGTTACAGGCCACCTCATAGGCAGCCTGCATTGTGATTGGATGAATGTATTTAGACACGCTTATGGTGCATGGGTGTGTAGTCACCCTCCCACGTCATTGAGATGAACTGAGCAGGTCCAGGGTGAAGTGATTTCAGTACAAGATTACAGTTTTTATTACGCTCATACACAGGCACTGTTTGTGTTTTCTCTGGAACAAACGTGGCTTCATCAGCGTCGTAGTAATCCATAGGTGTGGATTCATACGTTGTCTCGATGTGGTCTTTACCTAAACGTTTGAGCTTGACATGGATCTGTCCTACAGGACCAAATCGGAGATGCACACGTTGAATAGTCAACGATGCAGTGACGTCAGATGTAGTAATCTCTCCTGCTTTTTGTTTGACATAGATGCGAGGAAGTTTGACATTCAGCTCAAAGAGCCAACCAACGACAACAGTATCACCAGCAAAATCACCATTGAATTTGTAGGTAGTTCCGCTCCGTTGTGTCTCGTCTTCCATAAAGACTTCGCCAGTGGACAGGTTGACTGCACCAAGTTGGGTTCCAGTACCTGTGAAACTATGTGAGACAGTGGTGTATGTACCGTCGTAAGAACCTGCTGTCAGAGAGACAGAGGAGTCAAGATGAACTGAGTAACCACCATCAAGAGTGTTCTCGTAGAAGTTATCACCAACAACATCGCGAGAAGTATCAAGCTTATGCAAAGCAATCTTTAACAGCTTGTAGTCACTACTAATGATGTACAACTCGTCATCAAGTACAAACAAATGTGCAATGTTATGTGGCAGGGTCCATTTGAACCAAGCTGATTGTGCACGTTTGTCACCAGTATTGAAGTAGCGATAACCAAAGATCTCTGCTGTACCAGACTTAGAGAAGAATATGGTGTTATTTTCTCTGCTGTTTGTCATGACATCTAAATCATGAGGCAACAGCTTAGGTGCAACTTTGGTTTGTTCAACCATGTTGGGCTCACCTTCACGGCGAATATCAAACACCTCAAAGAAACGTCCGTTTACACCAGCACTGTCAATGAAACCAAGTCTAGTCCCTAAAGAAATAGGATCAGTTTGCGGACTATATCTATAAGTTGAGATGTTAGATAGTTTACCTGTCTCAGGTGTTAGCGAATCACTGTCAGTGTGTAGCAAGAACTGTTGTGTTTCTGCAAAGATAACAAGACCAGTGTTTGTTTCAATTGCAGATTTGAGCTGTGTAGGCTGAGTAGAGCTTGCCTGAATATCGATAGGATCTGATCCACCAATAACCAAAGCAGATTCTTGGAAGAAGTTACCTGGCTCACCAGCTCTACTTAGGATGACGTTGTCTTCACAGAGGAATCCAAGTCTGTTTCTGTGAAAGAAAGTCTGACTAATTTTTTTACCAACATTATCAGCTACATCGCTGATAAAAGATGGAAAAGGATTAGTGTTGTTATCACCGACTTCACGGGTATCCCATGTGTATGTACCAACAGTAAAACTACCATCAGATTGGCGTTGAATAATCTGAGGCAATGTATTTGCATCTAGCGTTGTGTAGATAGCAGGACCAGCACATTCTTCCCAACTACCAGGACCATCAGTATTGTTGTTACCGACAAACTTAAGATAGAAATCATCGTCAACAGAGTCAGCACTACTAATTACTTTAACTATCATTCCATGCTTGCACTGCCTAGGCAACTCAGAAGCATCGTTAACCTCCATTGGAGTAATCCGCCAAAGATCTGGATTAGATGTTTCAACAGTAAAAGCGGTGTCATTAGCTAGAAAAAGTCCATTACCAATGCGTTCAACAATACTTAGATTAAGTTCACCAGAATTGACGCTAGTTCCTTTTTCCGCTTGGCTTAAAATACTATCAGCAGAAACTTCTACGTTAGCATCAAAGGAAGATGGCTGTGGTCTGAAGAATCCAAACGCTCTTTTAGCTTTGATTTCTTGGACACTTTTGATGCGTACGGTGTACTGAACATCCCGCATTGTTACGGTAACTGTGTCGTCAGCAGAACCGCTACCAGAAGTGTATGCTCTCCAGCCGTAGCCACCGTTTAAAAGCTCTGCAGTGACGTTGTAAATACCAACGTAGTCATTACCATTAACAGTGTCATTACCCATATTTTCACGCACAACCACCTGACAGGTAGCTGTTAGACGGAAAACAAGGTTTTTACCACTACCGCTATTTACAGTAAAAACTTCAGTACCTTGGTGCCTGCAGTCCGGGTTAATGCCAGTAGTGTCATCACCACGGTTAATAGTTTGATAGTCGTTATTACCCGTTCCCCCACTAGGCTTTTCTACTTTGATTGACGTAGCTCTACCTTCACCAGAGGTGGTAATGTTTACTTCAGTATCGCTAGTACTAGCAACGTTAAAGCTATATTCTCTGCCATGAGCTAACTGACGAAGCTCAACAAATGCTTGATATATGTTCTGTTGAGTGGAACTCGGATCACTGATGCTTTCAGCACGGTTATCTGAAATAACACTGGTACGTTGTACTTCTTTTTGTACGTTAGTAACAAACGTAGTGTCAGCAATGGTCAAAAACTTGATGTCTTCATCGTTGCTGTGTGTCAAGTATGAACTAGCGCTACCGCTAACAGTTACTTCATCGCCTGATGAATCCCAGATTTTTACCGTGCCATCTCTTTGAATTTGACCGATGTAAGCACCTTCGCTTTGGTCACGGTAATAACTAAACCAAGTACCAGTAGATGCTCCAGACAAAGAGCTGATAAACCTACTGCCAGGACGCTTTACCAGACCATCCGTGATGTCAGGGATACCATTAACTAGATCTTTCACCTGTCCTGGTGGTACCAGTTCATCAGGTTGTTGTGAGATACCACCAGTAAAACTAGGGATAGTCTGAGTAATGCTTGCCATTAGCGACGTAGTGCGTGATGAGGTTTATAAGCGTTGTATGAGGTGCCATTAGGCCAACCCATAAAGGTGTGATCGCCTTGATCACATTCGTATTCCATACAGGCAGCACGTGCCTGAGCTTCCTGTGTACCTAGAAGCTGTACTAGCTGAGGATTTCCTACAAGCTGTGCAGCAGCTCTGCCAGCAGCACGGTAAGTAATGTAGCGTTGAAAGACAGAAGGAAGATCACTGAACTCGTAAAGGGTGACGACGTCGAGATCAAGATCTGCGGTGAATACATCGGTGTGGTTGTACTTGTCATAGAGCCTTCCGTTGCGTTTAACTACATCAGTAGTTTTGATGTTCTGGTTATTATGTACGTCAAACCTGATTACGTTAGGAGGAATGACAAAATAACCATCGGTGTCAGGTGAATACGTGACATGATATTCAGTGTTAAAAGACCAGCCTTCATTCTGAACATCAACATTAACTTCACGAAGAAGATTATGAATGAAAGAAATCTCAGGGTTAGTGAAGTCGAGACTTGTAACTGGAGACTGACCGATACTCCCCAGAATAGAGTTGACTGCGGATAGTTCGGTATCGAGTGAAATCGTAGAGGGAGTAGTCATATGAATAAAAAAAAGGGGACCCGAAGGTCCCCCGTAGATCTAATAAATAGATAGGTAAATCAGAATGCAGCAGCACCGGAGGTAGCCACAGCGCCAGAGGTAACAGTAGGATCAACGTCAACCACGAACTCCACAGCAGCTGCGGGGTTCAGGTAGTCAGCGCCCATAGCGAGCCGGCCGACGATCAGGTCACCCTGATACATCACGGACACGTCGTTACTGGTCACTTGGACTTGAGGTCCGATAGCTTCCACAACACCTGCGGCTTCCTTCTGGAAGATGAGACCACAGGACTTGCCGAAGACCTGACCACCGTAGTTGTTACGGGAGCCATAGTTGTCGTCAGACACAGCGGTGTCAGAAGGCATGGTTTCGCCAACGAAGTCGCCAGCCAAAGGCAGGCTGGAGTTAGTACCGAAATTACCCAGGAACGGAATGTTCATGGACTTGTAGATCTGGATACCAGCGATTTCGATGATGCCTTGACCGGACTGCAGAGCGGTGCCCTGGACGTCACGGTTCACCAGGCCGTTGGAACCAACAGCTTGGATCAGCTCGTAGTACTGACGGGGGTTGATAACAGCCACTCGTCCGTCGGAGCTAATACCCTTCTCGTCGAGAGCAGCAGCAGCGTCATAGAAGCCTGCAATCAGAGCAGTGGAGCTGGTAGCGTCAGAGCTGTCGGTAGCAGTACCGAGACGGATCTGGGTGCCACCTGGCTCTGTGTAGTCGGTAGCGCTGATCGGGGAGACCTGACGTGCACCACGGGTGATGCTGCGGAAGATCTTCCGGTCATAGGTCTCAGCGAGGGCGTAGCCGATCTTGCGTGAGATCTCGCCGCGCAGCTCGTAGTGAGCAAGGGTCTCGTCCAGCTCATACAGGAAAGCGGAGCTGACCAACAGGTCATCGACCGTGATGGTCTTCTCAGCCACCGGAGGAGCTTTGTCGGAGTTACCCAGGATCGGGGTGCCAGGGGTGTGATATTCCGCCTTGGTACGACCCGTGTAGATGAACTGAAGACTCTTGCCGTTCTTCAGGGTGCGCTTCATGACGAGGTCACGAGCGATAGAGTTGTATTGGAAACCCTTGAACACTTCTCCGGAGAAAAGATCCAAGTAAAGATCGCGGTTGTTAGAGGCGTTGCCTGTCAGATTAGCGCGACCAAGGTTTACCTGATTGGTATCAGACATTGGTAGTAAATAAAATAATTAGAGATATGTAGCCTTTTCGATCGATCAAAATTTTTGTGGTCTATTCCCACCGTCTAGACGGCGAAGGGTATCTTCCGTAGAAGGCCAACGCCAATAACTGAAGGGAGGAATCGAACCTCCCACTGAGTCACCAGATCAGTTCAGAACAGTTTTTTTGTAAGCAGTTCCGCGATAGCAAAGAGCGACTTCCTTCTCCTGACGGATGAAGTTCTTTTGCTCTTTGATGATGTAACGCTTTTCGAGATCAGACATAGTTCGTACATGGGTATAAACCTAAGCCCCGTTCCATGCTTAGGCGATCATGCGTCTATGGTTGACTCAAGTACCATTTTGGTAAACTGTGTTTCCAAGAACTCAATATCTTGTTGCTCTTGTGGGTGACCACCAGGCCACTGCTTTTTGTACAGTCTAAGTGCATCACGAATAATGCGTGCACCATCATCACAGACTCGAATGTCAAACATAGATGAACGTACGAAGTAATTAACCGATTGCAGGAGCCTGCAGTGCCACGGGAGTTGTCTCCACGGATGCAAGATCAAGCGGGAAGTTATGTGCATTCCGCTCATGCATCACCTCAAAGCCGAGGTTGGCACGGTTGAGAATGTCAGCCCATGTGTTAATCACATGACCTTGACTCTCAGTAATAGATTGGTTGAAGTTAAATCCGTTCAGGTTAAATGCCATGGTAGATACACCAAGAGCAGCAAACCAGATACCAACAACAGGCCAGGCTGCCAAAAAGAAGTGGAGACTACGGCTGTTGTTAAAAGAAGCGTACTGAAAAATAAGACGACCAAAGTATCCATGAGCGGCTACGATGTTGTATGTCTCCTCCTCTTGTCCGAATTTGTAACCATAGTTTTGACTTACTTCTTCAGTTGTCTCACGGATAAGGCTGGAGGTAACCAAAGAGCCATGCATAGCAGAGAACAGAGCGCCACCGAAGACGCCAGCAACTCCCAACATATGGAATGGATGCATAAGGATATTATGTTCCGCCTGAAAGACCAACATATAGTTGAAAGTACCGGAGATGCCGAGTGGCATTCCGTCAGAGAAGGATCCTTGTCCAAAGGGATAGACAAGAAACACGGCAGTAGCAGCAGCTACAGGTGCGGAGTAAGCAACAAAGATCCAGGGACGCATCCCTAGTCGATAGCTAAGTTCCCATTCTCGTCCCATGTAAGCAAAGACGCCAATGAGGAAGTGGAAGACGACGAGCTGATACGGTCCCCCGTTGTAGAGCCATTCATCAAGTGTATTAGCTTCCCAAATTGGGTAGAAGTGAAGTCCGATGGCATTGCTGCTCGGAACGACGGCTCCCGATATGATGTTGTTTCCCCACATGAGGGATCCCGATACTGGTTCTCTGATTCCATCGATGTCTACAGGAGGTGCTGCGACGAAAGCAGTTACGAAGCAGATGGTGGCAGCCAGCAAGCAAGGAATCATGAGGATTCCAAACCAGCCAACATAAAGTCGATTGTTTGTTGAGGTTACCCAGGAGCAAAACTCATCCCAGGTAGACCTCTGTTGTTGTTGAAGTACAGCGGTCATTAAAAGTGCAGGGTTGTGATTGTTAAGGGTATGTATTTGAGCACTTTAATGAAGCCCTCCCAAGGCTCACGTCCAGTGGAGGGCTGTATTGAATATCAGAAGTTGTACTTAGCGCCGACCTTAGTGCCGTAGCTAGTGTCGTCTTCACCAGTCAGGAAAGAGAACTCGCCATATACAGACAGCTTTTCCGACACGGGGTAGCTACCACCGATCTTGCCGGACAGTTCAACATCACCATCTTCACCATCAGGTGCCAGCAGAGCAGGACCACCTTGGACATACCAGTTAGCACCTTCGTAACCAACGTGGACGTCAGTTGCAGAGCCACCATAATCAGATCCAACAAAACCAGAGTTGGCTTCGATGTTTGCGTAGGGACCAGCAATAGCGCCTTGAGCACAGCCGAGGAGGAAACCGGCAGCAATAATAGATTTCATAATTAAAGAGTTACTTTTTCTTAGCAGTTTTTGCGGAGCGTTTGAAGTTGGCAGCCGTGGGTGCTCCTTTAGAACCAGGCTTTCTCATTTTCTCGCCACTACCAGCAGCGATCCTTTTTCGTTTAGCGTTGATGTTGGCGTACAAGCCACGTTTTGCAGGCATGATTAACACTTCCAGCGTCGTAGAGCTAGAGCCTTCCTAGTAGGACGACCCTTTGAATCTTTCATTGGACCTTTGTTGCCCGACATGCGAGCACAAAAAGATTTCTTACGTGGACCACCACCAGGCTGTGGAGCCTTCAGGTTTGATCCAGTTTCTCTGTTGTATTTGGCACGTCCCGCAGCAGTGAGACCACCTTTGCGAGACTTATGCTTACCAATTTTCAGGCTAACATTTTTTCTTGCCACCTTTCATACCTTTTTTAGGCGGACGACCTTTCTTTGTTCCGTAAGTTCCTTTACCTTGTGGCATGATTAAGAGAAGGTTGTTACTGACATGTCAGCGGTTTCTTTCTTCTTAGCAGGTGCTTTTTTAGCAGGTGCTTTAGGCTCAGCAGGACGCTGAGCTTCTTCGTAGGGTCGTACAGTCATTACCAAATACCAGGGATAATTTGTCCAGTCAATGCATAAGAGCCCAAAGCAGCCATGACGCCCAGCATCGCGAGACGACCATTAAGCTTTTCAGCCTTTTCATTGTGGGTTTCAGTTACATCCATAATTGTCATAGGTGGTTCTTTTGCGTAGATGTTTGTGCGACCGCCGTCTTCAGTAATAGTTGTCATCGGAAGGTCACATCAGATCGTTCAAGTTTTTCAAGGACATCGTTGCGGTAAGCAGGATCACGGTCATACCGGGGATCAGCAATAGCAGAGACAACTTCTGCCTGACTACGGAAAACGTCACCACTATTGTTGGGTGCTTTACCGGACAACATTCGCCCTTCAGATCCGTTAGCAGAATCGTATTTTGCTTTAAGACCATCAACCATCATCTGGATCACGTCAGTGTTACCAGTAGAGATGATGTCGTCGTAAGCTTCAATCTGTGATTCGGACAGGTTGTTGGTAGCCCAGTCAATTACCTTGGCGTATTCAACTTCACCACCAACAGAATTCTTGATAGAGTTAATATCGTTATCAGAAAGCTCAACTGGCTCAGCAGTTTCAGCCTGAGGTGCATTGGCTTGCATCTCCATGTATGCCTGGACAAGGTCTTGGCTGCTCATCTCTGAGAACTTAGACATCATGTCTTCAGACAGCTCACCCTTCTCTGCATACTCAGCAGATGCATCAGTGATCAAAGACTGGGCAGGAGAGACTTCAGGAGCTTCCTCTTGGGAAGGCTCAGCCTCACCCTGCTCTTCTTCAGAACCTTCACCAAGTTTCTTTTGAAGTTCGACGTACGCTTTTTCAAGGTCTGCGGCTGACTTATATTTACCAGCCAGCAATTGTTCTTGTTGTTCTTTAAGCTCCTGACCTACCTGAAGTGAATCCTGTTCTTCTTCAGACAGTACGTCAGCTTCAGGGGTGGGATCGTAGGAAAGTGTTTCTGCCATTATTCAGTAGGTTGTTCTTCGGGTTGACCCATCATGGCTTGTTCAGCCATTGGTGTTTTTGCAAGTTGACCAGCCTGACCAACCAACGATTGACCAATCTGATCTTGCTGTTGTTGCTGCATCTCTTGTGCTATCTGCTCTTCAGTCTTAATTAGGTTGAGAGCATCAATACCTTGTGCAGCAGCAAGACGCTTGATGACCTCCGAAGGATTGATGTATTTCATCAACGCTTCAGGTCCAAGTGTCTGTGCAATTGTCCCCATAAAGTTTGCAAGACTTTCTCTGTCTTGACCACGACCCAATGCATTTACACCAGCCACAATCTGTGGTCGGACAAACTCTTTAGGGATCTTGGGTAGCTGTCCATTCCTTTGTAGAACCATCATGGTCCTATTCAGGTATGGCACAAGGAACTCAACAGTCAGCAGACTAAAGAGACCACCGAGCTGTTGCTCTAGTTCGAGCTGTGTGAGGCGTACCTCTTCTGCAGTGGTTCGTTCTGACTGACGAATATTGAGTTGTAGGAAGGCTTCACCAATACGACGTTCAATCTGCTGTGCCATGTTGGCGGCAGTTGCGAAGTCTGCTGTCTTACCAACCTGTACGACAGACACATCATCAGGTCTCCCCTGAATGATGGCACCGTTACCAGCCTTAGCCAGTGAACCTGGCTTGGTAGTGCTAGATGGTGACACCATAAACACAACCTTTGCAGCAGCTGCACTGCCTTCAATGAGTGCCTGGCTAAGAGAGTCAAGTGCACGGAAGTCACCAAGGAATTCCTCAACACGACCCCTGCCATAGTCTTCACCGTCAACGGTGTTGAAGCGAAGCGGCAGCCAAGGGCTTGCATTCTTAGGAGCGGTGCTACGGCTACCAGGAATAATCTTGTCAAAGACCTCCTGGTGCCACACCCAGCGGCCATTCTCTAGCTTGACATGGGTATAGACATCGCACTCTTTTTCGTTGCTCTGAGAGTCATCTACGACGCTCTTGTCGTCGTAACCAATCTCGCCTAGCAACTCTTTGCTGATCATTTCTTTCGTAACGATCTCAAGAACATTGCCATTGCCATCACGGTTAATAACAAACCGATTCAGTGGAAAGTTCTTTAGACCATCTTTGCCCATAAAAATAAGAGCGTTACCAGAGACAATCAAATGCTTGATTGCTTGGTGTACTACAACGCGGTCATTAGAAGCGGCGATGTAATCCATGATGGTCCGCTCAATTTTGCTGAACGAAAGGTCCAGCTCACTGCGGATCTCTGGGGAATCCATCTCACCCAACTTATCGTCACGTACCTGTAGCTTGAAGAAGGAAGTCTGTGGTGGTAACAACGCCAACATCAACTTAGATGCAAGCGTTACAACAGCTTTGGCTCCCACTGACTGCCAAGGAAGAGGCAGCCGCTTGCGAGAGTTAACTGATGAAGTGTCTTCAGTAAGCAGGTACGGCAACGTCAGCTCAGAACAATCAACAGCAGTACTCAAAAACGAGTTACGGTGTGACGAGAGCCGGTCGTAGCACATACGTGCACTAGACATTCAGACCTCCAGTGTTACCACCACCCTGTGGTGTGTTCAAAGGGATCTTCAGTGAGTCAGTACCTTTACGTGCACGGACATCAGCTGATTTCTTTCGACCATACTGAACATTAGGTTTTGTTTTTTCGTCCGCTTCAAGCTTTTTAGTTTCTTGTGGAAGAGGCTTAGGTGCTTCCGGCGGCGGAGGTGTCGGCGGCGGAGGTGCGGGAGGCTTGACGTCAGGTGGTTTTGGTGTTGAGTTAAAGCACATTAGAATTGCATTCGTTGTTTGAACCATTCGACGACATGACGTTGTCCAGCTCTATACATGAGCTGGCTTAGGTCATCGCCAGGAGTGGGGTTAACAGGTGGAAAGATTTCTTCGAGTTCGTCGTAGATCTGCTCAAGGTTTGGTCCGAGGATTGCCTCAAGCGTATTGGGGGAGGTTGACATTTGAATGTTCAAAGAAAGCTGGCATCCGAGCTGCTTTTGTTTCAGCAAGCTGAGGAGCTTTGCCCTCATACATCAGCCGATCACTAGATTCCAGCCAAAATTTTTTACTTAGATATTTATCGGAGTGCTCACCAAGAGGTTGCATCACCCAATTGATAGTTGCCTTCCTGAGTTTATCAAGAGAAGGACTGATGTTATACCCCAGCTCAGTATGAACCAGACTATTGG